ACTAAGGAGAATATAAAATGGCAACAGTCTCAGAAGCATTACAAGAACTCTCCATCACAGAGTGGGTACTTCGTGGAGAACCTACAAAGGAAGATGAGTTCAAAGAAATGTTCAGAAAAGTAACTGGAGCGGATGCAAACGGTTCTGCAATCGAATCTGATGACACTTCAAAATGGGGTGTAACTTGGAAACAAGTATCAGATAAGATGACAGCAATTGATGCAGCTGCACCTATGAAAGAACTTCGTTTACAGAGGGATGCAAAACTCGCTGAAACAGATTGGACTGCAAATTCTGACGTAACCATGGCAGACAATATGAAAACCTATCGTCAAGCTCTTCGTGATTTACCAGCTCATGCAGATGGTAAAGATGCTACGTTGAAGGATGGGGTTCTGGAAAATGTCAAATGGCCTCAGAAACCAGCGTAAACGTATTAGATAATGTACTAGGAATTACTGATGTTGTGGAAACAACAACTTCTCAAGTAACTTTACCACAAGTAAAGAAACCAGATGAAGAAACAGATAATGACTATAAGTATCAGAGGGAAAACTTTTACCGTCTGGTAGAACGAGGACAAGATGCAATTGATGGTATTCTTGAACTTGCAAAGGAAAGTGAACATCCACGGTCTTATGAGGTTGCTGGTCAACTGATTAAGAATGTTGCAGATGTTACAGAAAAGTTAGGTGAGTTACAACTTAAAATGCAAAAGTTAAAAGAAGTACCAAGTAACGCACCAAAGAATGTAACAAACGCATTATTCGTAGGTTCTACTTCAGAACTTCAAAAGATGTTAAAAGGAAAATAAAATGGCATTACTAACTCAAATAAAAAATGGTGCAATTCAAGGGTCTGGAACAACACTTGCAAACGCTGATGTAGATAAGTCTGTATCTGGTGATACACTGATTGTTTTTGATAACTCTGCAACTGCATTTAAAAGAGTAAGTGCATCTGGTTTAGGTGGTGGTAAGTTTCTTGGAGAAACATCTGGTGGTGCTGGAGATATTATTCGTGTTCACGAAAATGAATTAAACACCAGTGTTGCTATTGATGCAAATAATAATGGATTAGCAGCTGGGCCGTTGACAATTGCGAGTGGAGTAACACTTACAATCAACGGTGAACTTTCGGTGGTATAAGATATGAGTAAAATTTCAGTCACAACAATAGCAGGATTAACATCTGGTGGAGATGCAAACACAGTCAAGATTGAATCTGGTGACGATTTTGTAGTAGATACAAACGTACTGAAAGTAGATAGTTCTAATAACAGAGTAGGCATGGGAACTGCAAGCCCAGCTAAAACTCTTCATGTGTCTTTGCCAACTGGAAGTGGTGCTACACCAACTTCACAAACTGTTGCAGTCATTGATGGTAATGACAATACAGAATTAAGTATATTGGGTGGTAGTTCATCTGTTCTTGGATTAAACTTTGGTCATAGTGGTGACAATGACGAGGGAAAAATTGCCTACAACACTACGACTAATAGTGAAGAAATGAATTTTTTTGTAAAAGGCCTACAAAGTCTGGAAATTAAGACAGATGGATATGTCAAAAAACCAAGACAACCTGCCTTTAGTGCAACTGCAACCACAACTAATATACCCCTAACAACACAAACCACAGTAACTTTATCTTCTCCAAGATTTAATGTTGGTAGTCATTTGTCTGGAAATACTTTTACCGCTCCAATTAGTGGAAAATACCTATTTACTTACTTATTTTATTTCACACAATTAGATGCTAGTCATACTACTCTTGATGTGCATATCAAAACAAGTAATAAACAATATCAACAAACTTGGAATCCATCTGCTTTCATGGGTTCTGATTCAAACTTTAGTGTTTCTGGTTCACAGATTTGTGATATGGATGCTAATGATACTACTTATTTTGCTGTATATGTTCAAGGAGGTGGTGCTCAAACAGACATACATGGTGATTCACAAGTTAGTGGATGCTTACTATTATAAACCCATGCTGAAATAAGCAATCTTAAAGGAGATTAAAAATGGCAACACATACTAAAACAGTAAGTTTAACAGACTTACAACAAAAAATATTATCAAACGATTTGTATAATGACACAGATAATGCTGGACTAGATTCTTGGATTCAAGATGCAGTAGATGGTAAAATCAACAATGCTTGGAAACGTATGCAACAAGAGTGGACAACAAAATTAATGGATGATGATTCATTCACAGATAGTATACCATCAAATCAAGCAGACTTTGTTGCGCTTGTAACTGCGAGAAGTGATTACAAAAATCGTAAACAAAGAGATGATGCATAAATAGAATTAATAGGAGAATATAATGGCAGAGATTAAAGTAACAGTAACAGACACACAAGTAAAGTGTCTTGAGTATGCTGCTTATTCAGTCCAAGATTGGTGTGATAACGCAATTCATAATCGTGCTCGTATTGCACAAGAAGAGATTATTGCAGCTCTAGTCGCACATTGTAATGCAAATTCTATTGCAATTGCAACTGGTACTGATGCACAAGTCACTCAAGCATATACTTTGAAAGTAGTTGATACTGCAAAGAATGTATCTGATGCAAACGCACCAAAAGAAGAATAGGAAATAAGTAATGTCATCCAAGATTAAAGTAGATACTATTGAAAATGTTGCTGGTTCTGGAAACGTAAGTTTAGGTTCTGGACATAATCTTGTGGTGCCTGGAAACATTACTGGACAAGGTACAGCCGCAATTACATCAAACGCAACAGTTGGTGGTACACTTGGTGTTACTGGTGACTTTACAGTAGATACCTCAACATTAAAAGTAGATAGTTCTAATAACAGAGTAGGTATAGGATTAACTGCTCCACAAGAGTTACTACATTTAAAAGATGGTGATATTGCTGTGGGTAATGGTACAGCAAGCAATAATGCAGTTGTAGGAAGAATTGGTTTTAGTACTGATTCATCAAACTCACGCTTTACTGGTATAGAGTCTTTTAGGGGTAGTGATGCTGCTAATACCGATTTAAGATTTCATACTTTTGGTGGTGATGGTGATGCTGGTGAACGCATGAGAATCCATAATAATGGGTATGTTACAAGAACAAAAACGGCAGGATTTTTTATAGGTGGAACTAGTGCAGTTTCAGTTCCTAATTCTGGTGGTACTGGTGCTGTAACATATACTTCTGGAAATATTTTAACTAGTTCTACAGAAATTGACCCAGATGGTGTTTTTAACCATAGTAATGGAAGATTTACTGCTCCAGTTGCTGGTGATTATTACTTTTGTTTCTCTATAGCTGTTTCTTATAGTTCTAACTACCATTATTCATATATTAGAAAAAATAATTCTGATGTTTCTGGATTTTCTAGAAATTCAGCACAAAACAGTGATTACATTGTCAACACCATACAAGGTGTAATGACTTTAGCTGCAAACGATTATGTAACTTGTGCAAGAAATACTAATTATAATGCTGGTGCAGTTATGGCTCCCATGTTTAGTGGATTTTTGTTAGGATAAAAATATGTCAACAATTAAAGTAGATACAATCGCAACAAGAACTGGTTCTGGTACTATATCATTAAATCATACTGGTTCTAGTGGCCCCATTTTTACATTTAATCATGAAGGTTCTGCTGTAGGAACTATTCAAGAAAGATTTGATGCTATACAAATAGGAACTGGCGAAACCAATTTACTATTTAATAATGGTAGTAATGAGATTTCACCAAGTGCATCAACTGGTGGAGTTAGAGATAACACAACAGATTTAGGTGCAAATAATAGAAGATGGAAAGATATATATGTTGGTAGTAGTATTCGTATTGGTGGAACTGGTACAGCAAATGCTCTTGACGATTATGAAGAAGGCGATTGGACTCCAACTTTAACTGGTTCATCTAGTAACCCAACAGTTTCTGCTTACCAGTATCAAAAAGGTAAATATACAAAAATTGGAAGAACAGTTCATGCTCACATTTATCTAAGAATTGCTGGTGGAGATATGAGTGGTGGTAGTGGAGATGGTAGAATTACTGGACTACCTTTTGCATCCAGTAACACTGATACTCTTGCTTTTGGTGCTGGTGGTTTTGCTACGAATTGGATGAAATCTGGTGGTAGTTTTTCAGCAAATAGAAATCGTTTTAAACCAATTGTTCCAACTGGTAGTGCAGTTTTTGAATTATGGCAATTTAATGGTACAAGTGACCAGTATGATACTGGTTGGGGTATAACTCAAATTGTTGCTGGTGACCTTATAGTTTCTGGTGTTTTTACATACTTAACAAATGCATAATAAATAACTTTATACCTCTAGTGGATACTAGGGGTGGACAAAAGGAGAAAAATAATGGCGATTACAAAACGTACAGAACAAGATAAAATTGAAGTAATAGGCGAGTTCAAAAACATTCAAGTAAGAACTGCAACTATTATTGAAGAAGATGGTGTGGAACTTTCAAGAAGTTTTCACCGTCATGTTGTTGCACCAGACTCAGATTCATCTGGTGAAAGTGCAGACGTAAAGGCGATGGTTGCACAGTTTCATACTGATGCAGTCAAAGCTGCATACAAAAAACATCTAGAGGACTCTGCACCAAAGTCTGAATAAATATATCTGTTATGACAGATATAAATCATTACCTTGGTAATCCACTTCTAAAAAAGGCAAATGTTCCAGTAGAATGGACAAAAGACCAAATTCTTGAATACCAAAAGTGTATGCAAGACCCTCTATATTTTTGTCAGAAATACATTAAAATTGTATCTCTGGATGAGGGTCTTGTTCCTTTTGATGTATACCCATTTCAAAAAGAAATACTAGGAACGATACACAACAATCGTTTTACTATATGTAAACTTCCCAGACAATCTGGTAAGACAACTACAATTATATCTTATATCTTACATTATGTTCTATTCAATGAACAGATGAGAGTAGCAATACTTGCAAACAAAGCTGCAACTGCAAGAGATATTCTTTCCAGATTACAACTTGCATATGAAAACCTACCCAAGTGGTTACAACAAGGAGTAATGTCTTGGAATAAGGGTTCTCTGGACTTAGAGAACGGTTCTCGTATTGTTGCATCTTCTACATCTTCAAGTGCAGTTCGTGGTGGTTCTTACAATATGATTTTCTTAGATGAGTTTGCTTTCGTACCTCACAATGTCGCAGAAGACTTTTTCAGTTCTGTGTATCCTACAATTTCATCTGGTAAAAATACTAAGGTTGTTATCGTATCAACTCCAAACGGTATGAATCTTTTCTATAAACTTTGGTCTGATGCAGAGAGTGGTAAAAACTCTTATAATCCTATTGACGTTCATTGGAGTGAAATCCCAGGCAGAGATGAAAAGTGGAAACACGAAACTATTGCAAATACATCACAAGAACAATTTAATCGTGAATTTGAGTGTGAATTCTTAGGGTCTATCAATACCCTTATTCACCCAACAAAGATTAAATCTATGGTGTTTGATGACCCTATACAACGTAATGCTGGGTTAGAGTTATATGTAAAACCAGATAAAGAAAGATTGTACACTATTGTGTGTGATGTTGCAAGAGGAACAGAACAAGACTATTCTGCATTTCTTGTATTTGATGTATCAGAACTTCCGTATCGTATTGTTGCAAAATATCGTAATAACGAAATCAAACCTTTACTCTTTCCTAATGTAATCTATGATGTTGCAAAAGCATATAACAACGCATATGTAATGATTGAGGTAAATGATATTGGTGAACAAGTTGCAACTGCAATG